GTCGGTGCTGCGGATACCTTAGCGATCACAAAGCCGGCATCCACCGTGCCGGTAGCCTCAGCCTCGTTTTCACCCAAAACCCGGATAGCTGCCTGTACAGCCGCAGCATCAGCGTTATAGGGGATAGCAGCGGTGGTTTTCCCGCTAACAGTAATGGTGTAGGTGCCGCCCGTGGCGCCCTTGACGGAGAACTTGAACTTGCTATCTGAGAGCTTGTGGGCGCCGGTGATGCCCATGAGCTTTGCTAGCTCTGGGGTGAAGCCAGGGCCGCACAAGCCGAAACCGTACAGGGCACCGTATTTTTCATCATCCTGCGCGCCCAGAGTAATCGGGTACTTAATGACGTCCGTTTCGGAGAAAGACTGCTTACCCTTCTTCTCAATCGTCATCTTGGGAAAGACGAAATAGGGGTAGATTTCATGCCCCGGATCACCATCTTTAGCGACCAGGATACTGGAGTATTCCCGCACCCGGGCAGCCCGGCGTTTCTTAGCGAAATATCCGGTGCCCTCGTCATACTGGGCCTCCATCAAATCGTAGAATGCCTCTAGGGTTTGCAAGCGAGATTCCTGGGCGGTGACATCAACCGTGAATGATTCTTCCGTTACGAATGTGCGGCGGCGGCCGGGGCTGCCATAACCCTGAGGCCCTTCTACCTTCGAGTCGGGGGCCAGGTCAACGCCTGCTTTTTTCTCACCCTCGCCGATAGAGAACCAGCCTTCCGGCAACTCTAATAAGTTTCCGTTGCTGTCGGTGATGCGATCTGGGATTTCAATCCCGTAGGGGCACATCAAAAGCAGATAGTCCAGGGGTGCAAATAATAGGTTGCTCTGTTTGTCTTTTAGCTTGTAGAAGTCCGTGGTGGTCACGGCTATCTCCTTTCCCCGCACGTTGCGGGCATTAAGAAAGCCCCCGGGCTTTCCTGGGGGCAAGGGTTGTTATTTGTGGCTTCGGGGCCGGCGGATCGTGATCTCATAAAGAGCATTCACATACCTGTGGTCGGGGTTGATCCAAGGTGGCATTACTGACCCCACCCGCTCGGTGATACTCACGATACGGACCGGTACTTGCGGGTGAGTAGGGAAAACGTCTAGCATCCACGCCCTCAAATAGCCGTTGATTTTCTGGGCGTCAGCACGGGTTTCTGCCAGCGCCCCAATCTCTACGAGTGGGACATCCACCTGGTTGTTGATGTCAGCGGCCCCGGTGGTGCGTTGCACCACAATCAGTGGGGCTTGCTGGATCTGGGTTTCGTAGTCGTCGGGGATCCACGTGCCCACCCACGGGTGGGGCGTCATCTGCTGGGCTACCTGGTCGAGAGCATCCACGATGATTTGTTCCGCGTCCGGCCACGGCACCAGGTCGTCGGGAATGATGATGGTCATAATCGTACCGCCCTGATTGTTCTGCGTAGCATCGCCCGGGGCGCAACACTGCCCCGCCCATGGCGGGATTTGATCCTGTGCCCGAACTCCATCGGCACGCCATAAGGGGAATCTATTGAGACCGTGGCCACCAGGCGCTTGCGGGCTTTACCAGTGTAGGGGCGGGCTACTTCTACGTCGACCGTGCCGGAGGATGCTAGCCGGCCGGTATCCCGGGGCGCCACCGTAGCGTAGATAGCCTGCGCTAAATAGCCGGCACGGTACAAGAGCTCCTCCACCTCAGGGCCCTCCAGGTATCCTTTCATGATTCGGGGCGAAAACTTCATGACTATCGCACCTCCTCACAGATGACCGCGGTCCCCACGATGACGCCTTCCCTGCGGGGATGCTCCCACAACTGCGCCTCAATGACTTTTAGTTTTCTTCCGAAACCCTCGATAATATCCCCGGTGCGGATATCCGGGGCCTGGCGTTTTACATACACCGTTGGCCGGGTAGACACCACCGTCTTACGGTCTGTATCGACCGTGGCCTGAGCCCAGGCGATTCTCGCCCCAGTGATCGTGAGAACCGGCACTGGGGCAGTCAAGTCACCAAACCTATCCCGGGTTCGGCGGAGCACTTGAATCGTGGCCACAGCCGTCACCACCCTTCGGCAGTGATGCACCGGAATCGCTGCTTAGACAGGGCGTTCTCCAGCATCGTGCGCTCCTGGGCGGAAATGAAGAAATTCCCCTCACTATTACGGAACGATAGCGTAGAGGTGAACGGGCCAGCAGTATCAGTGACGGACTGGGCGCCATCCGAGAACTCGGCGTTTTTCTCCGCCAACAGAGCGCGCTTCACAATGGCAACCGTGACAACCCGCAGCACCGACGCCAGGAGCGCATCTGGGTTTTCAGGGATGGTCGGGTATGTAGCGCGGAGGAACACACTAGCATCCTCCAGCAGCACCTGAAGGTCATCATTACTCATGCCATCGGGGATGAGTCGCCTGGCGCGGGCACGCAGATCATCCGGGGATGCGCAGGCCGGCATGCTAGCTACCCAGGCCGGTGATCTTAATGACCGCAAGCGGGTCCGTTACCGCATAGGCTAACATGGCGCGGGTTTTCGTCCAGGTCAGGTCCCGATCCTCATCACGGTAGGTCGTGGTGGTAATGCCTTCTTCCACGCCCATCGTACCTACTTGCTGCTCGGCGATGAGCCAGCCTTCACCCTTGGTGGCTAGCGGGCTGGAAATAACCTCTAGGCCCTTGTTTTGCAGGAACTTGGTTTCCGCCTCATCATCATCGAAGGCGTTGGAGAATTCCAAGTGGTCATCGGGGTGGAGAGCTAGCAGATTGTACACGTAGCCCATTTGGGATTTCCGCCCCTCGGTGAAGGCCTTATTAATGTCAGCCCGAATGGACTTGGCTGCGGTTTGGTCTAGCTTCTTGGTTTTGTTAATGGTTGCCCAGCCGCCGGATTCCACCTTGATGATATCCGCATCATAGGCGGTAAGTGCTTCGCGGACAGCCTGCATGCCCATGCCATCCAGATCATAAACCATGGTATTGGCGACCCGTTGGGCACGCCGCTGCATCATAGTCAGGTCATTGCGCTTTGCAGCCTCATCAGTCACGGAGAACTTACCGCCAACCTTAACGGTCTTGATGACCTTGGGGTCATCGGTAGTGACGTCCACCGTGGGGTAGTTACCGCCAGGGGCGATGACACCATTATGGTCGTCGGCAAGCAGAGCGTTCTTCAACGCTACCTCGTAGAGGATAGCGCCGCCCTTAGCCTCACCAGTGGAGAAAATCCGGTCAGTGAACATACCAAGGGCAGTAATGTCAGCAATGTAGCGGGCAATACGTGTGGGCTCCTGGAGCATCATGTCCAGGGTGATAACCCCGTCGGCCACTGTCGGGGCGACGCCGGGGAAAAGGCCAGTGTTTTTAGGCATGAGAAATCCTTGTCTTAGAGTAGGGCAATAGTGGCAGATTTACCTGATGTGCCCTTAGTGAGCGCAATAGCGACTACAGGGCCAGCAGCAGCCTTGACTACCTTGCCGTCGGCTGCGGTGCTGAGCTTGTCGCCGGCAACAAACGTGCCAGCGGCTAGGGCATCGAGAACATGCCCGGCGCGGTAAACAGTGACATAGCCGTCCTTGTCTACATCATGAGCTACTACACCAAACGGGTAAGCGTCAGCAGCGGCAATATCAACAACCGGGGTTCGGCCAACAATGTCGTCGGCGGGAACAACAAACGTGCCGGCGGGGATTTTCTTCTTCGCTTTCACCGTAATGGCGGCTGCTGGATCATAATGAACTTTAGTGATATCCATGGCGGATTCCTTACTGATCGTGGTTCTTGCGGAGTGCTTTAGGCACCCATGAGCTGGGGTAGGTTACCGGGTCTGGCTGGGGTTCGTTACCGACCCCGGACCCAGACTGGACGTTTTGGCGGGGACTATTCGACGGCGGGGCGGTATTTCCTGCACCGTAGAGTTCTTTAATCCTGGCCGCGCGGGCCTCTAGGTCTTCTTTCGTGCCAGTGCCCAGCAGCGGCACATCCTCAGGTTTGATGCCGTGGGCTGCTGCGACCTCTAGCAGCAGGTTCGTGGTTTGGGCTTGGGCGAGTTCCTGCTGGGCGGCGGCTAGTTTCTCTTGGGCTAGCTGGAGTTCTGATTTCTGCGAGTCCTCATGCTGCTGCCATTTCTGGGCGGCGGCTTGAACTGCATCGCGTTCTTGCCGGGTTTTTTCCAGCTCCGCTAGGGCTTCTTCCAGGGTCATCTCCGGGGCTGGGGACTGCGATGGGGAGGACTCTTCCGGGTTCTGCACAGCAGGGTTCGTGGTTTCTTCCTGTTTTTCGTCTTGGGTATCGGTGATATTATTCGGCATAATTGCCTCCTTGATTGTGTGAAATGTAGGGGGTGGGTATAAATAAACCCCACCAGACCGGTGGGGTTAGTCCATAGCGATGCGAGCCCTTCCGCGTTTCAAACGCACTTAGGTCGAACTCCTCAAAAACAGGCAGATTTGGGCATAAGATAACCCGTAATCTCATTACATGAAATCACAGGTGTGTTGACGCTTAAGCGGCCAAATAGTTCACAGGGGTCATAGTAGCCTTCATGTCTACCCATTCTTCCAGATGGGTTTGGATGTGCATCTTAACTACTTCCCCATCAGACTTACGGACAAGCGCCACAGGAGTTCCAGGAGGGTTTAAGAACCGCTTATCTCCCTGAAAAGACTCCAACGCGGCAATAGTAGCGAAGAAAAACTCATCATTTTCCAATCCGGTTTCCTTCACATGAGGCGTACCTACCTTCACCATTTCATCCGCTTCTTTACGGAAAATGTCGTAGGCGGTTCTCTTATCAATCACCACAAACACCTCTCTTACATACAACCAGATCTGACTTACATGCTAGCAAATGGTTGAATAACATCAGGAAGATTCCAGGCTACAGGCTCAGCATTATCCAACCTAGCAATAATGACATCGGTGGCAGCTTCAGCATCTATTTTCTCATAAGGAATTACCTTTCCAGCTTGGGGATCAACGAATACCACGCCACCGCTTACCTTCTTCCAGAGAATCACATGCCTTTGCTGCGCATCCGCTATTTCAAAGGAAAACACCCCATAACCATCAGGCATTTTCTTTAACGCAGCTTCCCAGCCTTCAGCGGTGGTTTGAATTGCCTCTACTGGACCTTCAGGGGTTTCCCACATCTTCAAAGCCTCAAGGATTTGAAGACCTCCACCAGAGCCGGAATACAAGGTAGCGTACGGGTAGATGTCATAGCCGCGCATCCGCATCACAGCAGCAGCAGTAGCACGCACACAGTTAGCAAAGGAATTCACACGAGATACCTGCACTGCTGCCTGCTCCATGGTTTCAGGAACCTCCAGCCGCGGGTATTCGTCCAAATCATATGGATAAAGCGTTGACAACCGTAGTTCGGGGAATCCGTCTTTCGCCGGCAGCGTGAATGTTCCATCACTATTTGGCTGTTCGAAAGCACTCCCCGCCAACCCCATACCGCCGTCTTCTGACACGCTACCGGAATCCTCCACCGGCCGGGGAGACTGACCATGGTCTTCCCCGCCGGGGTGAGAGTCGGGCACTATCTCCTCTGGCCGCTGGCCAGGATCGTCGGCGCTATCCTTAAAGGTTGCGAATACTTCTGGATTTTCTTTCGCCAGTTGCCGATAGCGGCTGCTGAACCGGTCTATTGGCATCTCTAGGTCATTATCTAGTTCCTCTTTGGTGGGATGATCGCGGGCGTCATTCCAAAGCGTTTTAAGCGCCTTGTATTCGGCTTCGCCCTCCCATGGCCTTCCCTTAATCACCAGCACTGCTTTGCAGTCGCAATGATCGTGATACGCTTTGCCTTCTTCCGAGGTGAGGACGGTGGATTCCTCATACACGGGTCCGCGGGACGCAAGCATGGCGCAGAACGCGCAGCTTTCCGCACCGGTGAGAACCCTGGCCCATCCCAGCACTACCCCACCGCCCTTGGCCGGCCGGACATATTGGTCAACTGCTACCTTGCGGGGGTCGGAGAACTCGTCACGCAGGCGCCTGGCATCCGATTCGTTATCAACCTGCACTACAACTCGCCGCTTGGCTGGTTTTGCCTCATTACGGTCAGCCGTATCAGCGATAGCGTCCCTACCTGCGGCACGGGCATGCCGCGTTGCCCCTGCCGCTACCCGGCGCGCTACCTTGTCGACCAGGACGGGGTCGGTAGGGTCGGGCGGGAAGGGGATGATTTTGTCCGCGAGCTGCTGCTGGTAGGCGGCATCGTAGTCGGTGATGCGACCGGGGATAGGGTCCCGGGTGGGGTTCCATCCCAGGGCCCTGGCTAGCATTTTCCAGGCGGCATTGGGGTAGTAGGGTTTTTGAGGCGCTGGGGTGATCTGGATGCCATGGGTGGTGGCCACGGAATGAATGTGGGCGATAGCAACCTTATATGACTGGGTGCGTGCTTCCTGGATTAGGGGGATTAGCTCGGTAACGAGCTCCCACATGTCATCGAGGCTGGTGGGCACGCCCCGGTTTTTGATGAGGCTGTAGATCGCATCAGCCAACCAGTCGATGATATGCCGGTCAGCCTGATGGTATGAGTACAGGTCCATGTGTCACCTGCCTCTCCGGGGGTTAGCGCGTAATCGTGTCGCCTAGTGGAGGTTCCGCCGTAGCATCAAAAGCATCAAACCCTGGGGTTCTAGTCATCGTTTGCTTGATGCGTTTGATCTTTTCAGCAGTGAACCCGGGGATGTCTTCCCAAAGGATTTCCGGGGGGATACTCAGCATAGTGGCCAGTTTCCCCAGGGCATCCACCGTTTGAGCGAAGCTTCGGGCTGTCATGTCAGCCCATTTGACCTCGGACGCAAAGTCAGCGGCTTCCTGCTGGTCACCATCAAGGTGAGCACAGAGCCGTAGCAGCTGCTCGTAAGATTCACCCAGGGAGG